GTGTAACCGTGAGAAGGTGTTGTGAAAAAACAGAACCCGCGACACAACACCCGCCGCTTTTCTCCCGGCAAAAGCCAGCGATCATAAGCGGCGGTTTCATAGTCGATAGTCGTTAGTCGTTTTCAGAGTCGGAGTCGCTGTCAGAGTCGATAAGGTATCGCTGTCTGATAGAGTCGGGGTCATAGTCGTTGTCCTGCTGAACATTCGGAGTGACAACATATTCGGTCTTGTCCTGATAGCCATAGTTGTTCTTGCCGAGGAAGATACCCATGACGGGATTGATCTTGCCGTTTTGAGAGTAGTTCTCCCACAGAACCTCCATAATTCTGTAGGCTTTTTTAATAACGAGTGCCACTTCCTGCGGCAACGCAGTCTTATATCCAGACCCACCAGTGGCATAGTCGTTCACAATAGCAATCAAAGTCCGTCTGCTCATACCGTTCAACGCCAATGCCATACCAGAAACCGTAGGTTTCATATCACTGGAAGCCATGAACTCAAAATACTCATTCAGTCGATTTGTCACTTGCTCCACATCATGCAAATCAATGTCGGGTAAGTTCATCAGGTGCATGGAGTTTTGCAAATACTTCGTATTATCACCCGGCTCTAAATCGTACCCATTCATACCAATCACAGGGGAGTTACCGCCCCTCGGCTTCTTCTTAATCACCTGCGGCTTGTTCTCACCATCGGCGTTTTTCTTCACTGCCATAGTCGTTTTACCTCCTCTGAGAGTCCTCTTTTCGAGCCGAAAGAGTCCTCTTTCTTCTTATTCTTATTGCGTAGTTAAAGTAGTTAAAAATCGGTTTTTGCGTAAACTTTTACTATATAGACCCCCTTATAGAGGACTTTTACGCAAATTCAAGATTTGAACTACTTTAACTACTTCATCCATAACCTCTCAAAAAGACAAATGACAATCCATTCCAGACTACTTCCTAAATGTCGTTTTTGATTATTTTTCAATCCTATTCGGATTGTTTGAGGTTTTCAGCCGCAACAGTCGCTACCTGCCGCCAAGTCTCACACCATTCAGCGAGATTTCCGTCTGCGATATGTGCCGCAATTTCGGTTGGATTGATGTCTGCAATCAGTCCTAAAAGGTCATTCATCGTCCGACCCCCAATCACCATTTTGTAGCTCATATCCATCGGGAGAATCAAACTCGATCACTCGTTCGACCTCCACGCTCTTGAGACATACAATGCGGTAATCGTTACCACACCCACGAGAGATAAAGTCGGCTCGTGCAAGATTCAAACAGTTGTATGTGCGCATTTGAGTTCTGCTTGTGCGCTGGTGTCGAGGGAAATACCGATAGTCTGTGCCATACACAAACTTACCTGTCTTAATATTTTGTATCGCAAACATCTTTCTCTCCTTCGGCTTTATCACACGCCTTTTTACAGGCTTCGCATTTCATATAATCTTTTTCGAGCCAGCAGTCAAACAGTGTACATTTGGGCAGGTGTCGCTCAATAGGAGCCTTTCTACCATGCGTTCTATCCTTGTGGGTATGATACCGACAAACGCTCTTTCCCCAAAAGTCTCCATCGTGAGTGCAAGTTTCTTTTTCGGGAGAAACTTCATGCTCAACTTTGATTTTCATTTCGATACCTCCTTCACACGCTTTGACAGTCTAAGACAAACACCCACATGATACGCAACACACGCTTCTCCCAAACAGGGATAAAACTGCTGAGTAGTGATCGCCCCGTTCCCACGCAGAATAGGTGGGTGTTCTTCGGTGTAGACACGATAAGGGCAGAGCTTGAACTTAGCGTTTTCGTCAATACAGCTTGCGTTCATAATCAATCCTCCTCGCCGTTGACTGCGGTGTCAAAAGTGTACAATGGAACAGCGAGTTCTTCTTCATCGGTATCATCGACTGCGCCATATACCAACCCATCTACAGGAACAACCAACTGAGAATAACAATCCAAGTCTTCGCCAGTGGCTTCGATAAAACTATCACGGTCAATTTCGATCAGTTTGAAGTATCGTGCCATTGCTAAAATCCTCCTCTGTCATAAAATCTTCTGGTGACGGGTCAGGAGTAAGAAGGCAAGCGTACCACATTTCGGAAGAAGGGCAGGTACAGCCGAAGTCAGGGTCATTAAAGTCGCACATCATGCACTCATTTTCCATATCACACTATCTCCTTGAGCTTCAAGCCCCAATAGATTACGAAACCGCTGGAAGTCGATTTGCGGTCAAACCACTCAGGGTGACGCTCCATTTCAGAGTTGAATTTTCTTGCAGAGAGTACATAAGCACCCTCGGATTTCGCCCATATTTTGAACGCTTGGTAGAGGTCTTTGGCTCTGATAGTTGTCCACTTATTCTTCTCACCAAGCGGGTTGTATTCTTCCTCTGGAACCCGTACACAGCGGTTTTCAAGGAATTGGAGCACAAGGTCATTGTCTCGCTCATACCTTGCCACGACAGACCTTAGCGGCTCCGACATGGTAAGCCCATGCTCTTTGTACTTGATGTACCCACGCACCAGCCACATGAAGATACCGCTCATGGCTTCCTGAGAAGTAAGCTCGTCTTTAAGGTGCGTGTCCTGCTCGGCGGGGGAGAAGTGCCGGTTAAACTCAATAACCTTGATACGCTCCGAAGCGAACAAGCTCTTGTCTGTCACCATGGGCAGGTCGTTACAGGAAAGCCAGAGCGTAAATTGCGGTTTGAAAGTGATTGCTGACTGGTACAGCGCACGAGCTGAAATTTCTTCACCGCCTGTAAACTGCTTGATTTTCTCCTCGTCCAGTTTACCGTACTCATTGCTTTCCGACATGGTAACAAACCGCTTGCCTTTTAGACCAGCAAGGATAGGGGAAGCCGCTTCTGCGTCCTTCTGCCTGTCTCCCCGGCAGATCATACCGACAGGTGCAACCTTGGCGTAATCACCAAGCATGGTTTCAATGGTGTTGAGCAAGGTGGATTTTCCGTTACGGGTCGTTTTACCATGAAGAATGAACATACACTCCTCATTGCTCATACCAAGGATAGAATAACCAAGGGAGCGTTGTAGGAAATCGGCCTTGTCCTTATCGCCCTGTGTAACTTCGTCAATAAACTGCTCCCACCGTTCACACTTGATGTCCCTGCGGACAGTGTGACGAAAATTGGTCTGCATGGTGAGAAAATCGTCCCACTTAGCTTCCCGAAAAGAAAAATCCCGGAGGGAGTAGGTGCCGTTCAGACAGTTTATAAGGTATGGGTCAGCGTCAAACTCAGTGGCAGAGATACGAAGCTCGCCTGTAGCGTCTTTGAGTATTCTGTCCCTCATGCGCCTGTCACCCATTTTGTTCACAAAAGAGGTGTAGGCTTTTCGGATTTCATCGTCCACGATCTCCCCGCAGTAGAGAATCATCAGCCGCACAAAGTCCTTGATTTTCTCAGAGACAAGGATTGCCCCCTCGTCTTTGCGCCATGCGCCCTCGAAGTAGGTGTACCAGCTCTTATGCTCTGTGCAGTATCGGGCTTCCCGGTTGTAGAGCATACCAAACAGGTTTGCCATGCCCATTTCCGACCATTCAAACCCGGAACTGGTTTCATCGGCTTTCTCAGGGTGATATGACTTGATGATATACATTTTTTCGGACAGGTCTTCGTCCATGATAACCCTTCCGTTGCGGAGTTCAAAAAGCTCTCTATCACTTGCCACGACTGCGTTCACCTCCTACTGCAATAGCGCATTTCTGTTTATCCTCAACCCACCATGCGCATCTCTCTTTCTGGCACTCACAAGCCTTTAGAGTGTTACACTCCGAAGAAGCGTAAAAGAGAGGGCAGATTTTATTGCCTTCGTCCATCACAAAGCACCTACTTTCCCACAGGGGTCATTGCAGATAATACGACCGCTCTTACACTTGGGAACCAGCATGAACCACAGGTCAGCGTTCACACAGTAGACCATCTGTTGTACCAGCTCCCGGATTTCCCACTGCGCTCTCATGCACAGTCGCTCGTTCGCCATGTGAATAAGCTCTCTCAAGTTGCAGGAGAGATACATCGAGGTCTCACAGGCGTTGGGGAGAATGTACCTTGCGTCCTCGTTGGGAATACCGACTTGTTGAGCTTCTTCGTAAAACTCTGAGATACGATTCACTACGGCTCCGTAGTCATACTGCCCACCCATGGCAACGACAGTGCCGGGACACACGACTTTGAAACCGTCCTCGGAACAGTACCTCTGAGACCTCTGAGTGAAACTACAGTGCCGGTGCCGCACGAGCTGGTGAGAACAGGCACGAGAGATACCCTCGATTTTGAAGGTAAAATAGATGTGTTCAAAGACACTGTGATGTCCATTGCGGTACAGGTGTTTCACCAGTCCGAGCGGGTTCTTGGGGTCGCTGTCATAGCAGATACTTGCGATTTTCGCAATGGTTTCGATGGGGTCAGGCGTTGCCTGTATGAGTGTTACTGTCATTGGAATCCTCCTCATTTCTGAATATCACGACCATGGAGGGGAAGGGAGCGGCGGTTTTCGCATTTCCAAACTTTAACCGCCCACGAATGAATCTTATCTCGGCCTTCCCGTATATGAAGTCGTGAAAATACTTTGTGTCAGTTCTTGCTGGAATGAGCATAACCACGAGCGTGTTTTTCTTACGACTTTCCTCAAAAGATTTTTGAACCCATTTTGCGATTTCTTTTCCGTATGGGGGATTGCAGAATACTCGTTCCCCCCCCCAATCATGAGATAGACCGTCCTGCTCCCGGTTGTAATACCGAGCGCACTTGTGGTTATGAAGATCGGCGCATGGGTCGAGTGTGAACTGAAATTCTAAATCCAATTTGTCAAAGAAATCTTGTGGTGTTGCCCAATCATCGGTTTTGCTACTAAACATTACATCAGTGTTCAAGGTTTACTCACCATCACTTTGTCTAAAAGCTGTTCATACAGACTCTTGAACAAATCCCGCTCGATTTCGGCCTTTGAAACCTCTGTCGAAGGAGAAGTGGAAACCTGAGTCCCCCCCCCGACAGCCGCAGGAGCGTGAAGACCGAGCGAATATAGGAGCGCATGGTCGATATTCTTCATTTCGCTCGTAGTGCAGGAACGGATGAAAGTGTCCAGCCGCTCTTTTGAGACCGTCTGAATGTTCTCACAGAGGGCAGTAGACGGAACTTTGCACAGCACCTCCACATGGGTCGGCATGGGCTTCTTTTCTCGTGAGGTGAGGAATACAACCTCTACATTGGGCGAGTGCTTGTTGCCGAGATCGTTCGAGACGATAACACCGGGTCTGCCGCCGCTCTGCTCCGAGCCAGTGTATGTACCTTCTGTGATGAAGAAAATGTCTCCCCGGCAATATTCTTGAACCATAAAATTACCTCCAAATCTAATTAAGACAATATATTGGCCTTTTATGATTAGATAATAACACGAAAAAGATTGATTGTCAACCCTTGCGAGAATAATTTTTATCTTTTTCGTGTTATATCCTATCTTTTGTATCTGGTGACACTGTTGCAGATAGTTCTAATCTCATTTCGGTCAAGGGGTGGGTCACAGGCTACCATGTTCGCATACAGAAGTTCATCGTAAATCTGTTGCTTGCTATAACCCTGATTGTGTAACATACCCGCCAGCGAGGTCAGACAGATATTTCTGCTCCCGTCTGGAATCCGGGGATAAACGGGACGAAGTTTGATTCGGTTGTTCTCAGGCCATGCCCATATCGGTGAATAAATCCGACCTCCGTACCGCTCCCCGTCTTTTTCCTCTCTGGTTTCGGGAAAGAACTTCTCTATCACATAGTCAATCGCACCTTGGTCTTCCTCAATGGTGTCATATAAGAGCGTATCGCCAGTCATGATGAAGTACCGAGCCGCCTTGTAAATCTCCACTCCTGCGAGGTTGTTTTTTCCCTTAAAAGGGAGTGTCCCTTTAAGTAGAATGTGAAAGCCCCTGCCGCTCTTGGACTTCTCGGTGTAGCTCTCACACAACCCTATAATTTCAGCCGCCAGCGGGGACAGGAAACCGTCTTGATCGTAGCCATCGTCTATGTCAATCCCCACATAGCCATTGTCGTTGAAGACGAACCCACAGTAATCATAGTGTCCCTCCGACACAGCCTTGAGAGCCGTGTCGAAGGAAGACCATGTTTCTGGATTGGTGGAGGAAGCGGCTTCTCGCTCAAATGCTTTCATCGGAACCTTGCTGTCACTGCGAGTACAGACCCATTGATTCAACCTTTTCAATTCTTCGGGTATGTTCTCGTATCGTGTCAAATCAGGCTCCTCCTTTTTGCAATTTTGTGCTCCAACTCGTTTACCAAAGCCCAAATCTTGTCCTGCTTGATGTTTTTCTGCACAGACACCCTGTAAACATTATCGGGAATGGTATCACCCTCCCGGTAAATAAACAGCAGAATGTCCCTGTCAGCGTCAGTGAAACCCTTTAGAGCGTGTTCACAGGCATACCAGTTCTGCTTATCAGCGTCAGAACGAAACTTCGGGTTGGGGTGTCTGGCATAGAATCTCATGCAGTGCTGGATATAGTCAGAATAGTATGTCCTCATTCTTCACCCTCCGCTTTGCGGGGAGCTGTCCTCTTGGAAACCTCGCCCTCAAAGTACCATTTGTTGTCGATGTTGATGGGGTAGCCGCTGACATCCGATTTCATCAGCTTCCCATGGTTGATGATGTGCTGGGCAGACGCAATCGCCATCTGGTTTTTCACCAAGTCTTTTCCAGTGCGAAGCAGGAAAGTCACCTTTCCGTTCGTATTTTTCAGCCTGTAGTTCATTCTCTGACCTCCTCATTCCATTCGGCAATGTCAATACCGTATTGTTTTAATTTGTAAGCGCACAGCCACGCTTTGTCCTCGTCACCCATTTCATACCGTTTCACAAGAGCGTCCAGTTCGGTGGAAAAGCTGTCATAAAAAGCCCGTAAGCGTTTCTTCCCAAAACCGAACTTTTCATGGAGTAGCCATAAAATCAGAGCGTCCATTTCATGCTCATTCTTTTTATCGAACTCGGCGCATTGGCGAAGAATTTCAGCGTCTATGGCTTTCTGTTCCTTTGCGCTGAACTGTACTCCGAAGATGTGACCCCTGTTTCTTTTGAAAACCGGCATATCAGACACCTACCACATGGGAAGCGATCATATCCGCATGGTGCGTCCAGAGCACATTCGGGAATCTCTGTACAGTGTTGGTGAACTCACGCCAATGTTCCCGGTCGGTGAAAGCACCCATGTGATAAAGAACGCACATGACTTCCTCCTCGGTCAGCGTCATGTACTGAGAGAGAAGAATGACCGACTTGTCACCATGTCCTTTGATAGCAGTGTCGGGGTTGTATTCCCACGCCTGTTCGTCATAGACAGGACACTCCCCATACCAATCTGCAATGGTTTCTTTAACCGGGTGGCGGTACTGGTCGATTTTACACAGGTCATGGAACATACCTACGATGAAGGGGCTTTCGGCTCTCTGCCATTTCAGACCATTCTTCGCAGACAGGTCTACCAGAGAGTTCATCACCATCAGAGAATGGTCGAACAGCCCTCCCTCGTAGGCTCCATGGTATTTTGTGCTTGCCGGGGAGCGAAAGAACCCATTCGCCAGCAGATAGGTTTTGAAGTCCTGAGAGATAATCTTGTCAAAACCAGCGGCTTCAAATAACTGCAATCTTTCCCGTTCTGTCATTGGTCTCCCTCCTTCATCAGTTCACAGATAAACGCCATATTACAGGCCATGTGCTTGTAATGTTCGATACCGCTCTCAGCGTCCTTTGAGCGGTGATCTTCAATGAAGGAAAGCCAGTGGCGGTAAAAAGCGTCTACATACCGTTGCAGTTCGACTTTCCTCCAATTATCCGGGTCATGGTATTTTTCCGTTCCATACTCCCGGACAACCGCAATATCACGGATAATTTGAACAGGGACAAGGGACAGCTTGGCTTTCCCTTTATCGTCCTTAGCAATCTCCATTTCATTTCCTCCTGCTCCGCAAAGCCCTCTGAACACCTTTTGACCTTTGCACATACAAACTATTTGCGGCTTCACGCCACTTGCGCTCTTTCTCCCTGAGTTCATCGTGTGCTTTCTTCTCGGAGAGGTATTCGGCGCAAGTGGCATGACAACCCGCATGGCGTTTAGGTGCTATACAATCTTTGCAACACTTTATGCCCACGCTTACAGACCGCCGAGCAGTGCGTCAAGGTCAAGCCCCTTTGCGGGTTGCGCCGCAGGAGTGGGAGAGGGGGTAGGAGCGGCAGTGGCTTTAGGGGTAGCAGGAGCAGTAGCCCCCTCTTTGCCAAGCGTCAGAGCACGAGCGACAGGCTCAGTGTCGAAGTATTCTGCCGGGGACTTGTCACCAAAATTGGCGAAAGTAACCATCTTGTTGGGGTCTTTGTTGGACGGGAGCTTAGTGTGAACGACCTCGGCGCAGATGAAGTGGTCGATAAGCTCAGAGGGGTCAATGTCCTCCAAAGTGTAATCACCCATTACCGTTTTGGCAAAGTAGGAGAAAGCGTTCAGAGCCTTTTCATTCAGCTCGTCATTCTTGTCTTTGATGGAAAAACGCTCGGTGTGGGTCATACCAGCGGCGTTCACCAGCTTTACCTCGATCTTGCCAAACTCCTCGTCATAGGTCGCACCATATACTCGGAACACATAGGTTCCTTCGGGAATGAGAGTAAACCCGCTTGTCATAGGGATTCTTGCCATTGTCTTTATCCTCCTTAAAACAGGCCACGCTTTGTCGTGCCATTGTTCACAATGATTTTCATAAGCTCCCAAGCCTGTTCCTCAGTGAAACCGGCTTTTGTATAGGCTTCATACATCTCATAAAGCTCTTGTGCGGCATCGTTCTTCGTTTCAACACGGTTTGCCTTTTCCAGCTCTAATTTCAGACACTCGATCTGCTCACGGCTGTTTTTAATTTCCTGCTCCAACTGAGCTTTGGTTTTGCTTGCCATTGTCTTTATCCTCCTTATTTCTTCTTAGAACTCACATACATGGCGTAGCCGACAATCAACACCAATTCCACCAGAATAGTGGTGATTACACCGGCAACGAAAGGGTCAATATACATAGCGTCCTCCTTATTCCTCGTAATCGGTCGGGAAAATCAGACCAAGTACTTCCTCGTCCTCAGCAGAGGAGAACTTCGCAGGACGCTTGATGACCAGAGCCTTGCCCTCGCTGGTTTCCTCCTCGGCGTTATACTTGACAAACATTTCCACGATGTCTTTTCGCTCAATGAGGGCGTAGGCACTATTGTCGATTGCGACCTTGTTCTGTGCGCCCTCCGTAGCGTAGATACGAACGCAATCCTTGATAACGCCATCGGCATACGGCATGACAGCCTTGTGGAGGTCACAGGGGTCGGTGAAGCTGTCGTAATTGATGATGTTCTCTACAAATTCGGGCATATCGGCAACCTCGGTGCAGGTGACGCTACGAATATCCTCCGGGATTTTCATAAATACCTTGTCGGAAGCGAGCCAGCGTTCGCCGTTCTTGCGATTGTAGACGATACCGTCAGAACCAAGAGCCTTTACAAATTTCTGAAATTTCATGGTGAAAATCCTCCTTATTTCACAGTCATGCGGTACTGCTCAGATTTCTTCTGGTACTTCTCAAGCAGACCGTCAGCTTCCAGTGCCTTTTTGTCTATTGTAGTGGTTTCGGAGCGAGAGACCGTCCATGTGTAGGCAGACCCCTTGATCTCCACCTTTTTGTCACCGTCCCGGAACTGCTTCATAGCGTGCTCCTTGATGATGTCGTTGACCTCTTTCAGACGCTTCTCCTTATCAGCGATTGCGGAAGTGGCTTTGTCCACCTCTACCTTGAGTCCTTCCGCTTCCTTAATGAGAGCGTTGATGTCGGTGTCGGGGGTGAGATTGTGAGTACGCAGAGCCGCCAAAATCTCAGCGTCCTTCTTCTCGTCATAGACCGGGGAAATACCGCCAGCCACATACTCGCCCCACCAAGACTCTACCTCGGCTATCATTCTCGCAAAATCCGGGTAACGCTCAGACACCTTAAACTCCACCGTAATGGTATTCTTGATGTTGGGAACATACTTGGAGGGGTCTGCGTAGTCCTTCTCGTCAAGGAAGGAAGCGACCATGATAACATTATCCACTCCAAGCAAGTATGCGTAGAGAGCCGCCTGTAGAGCGTAGTATTCGGGAGCGTTATTCTGCCAATCCTCAATGCGCTTGGTGGTTTTCATTTCGAGGACGGTATCGACCTTGCCCTCCTCGTCCACTCCGAGGTAGTCCCACATACCGCCGAAGTGAGGATTTTCGGGGAAGAAATCACCCCAAGTCTTGTTGAAGTAATCCTCACCGTAACGGTCGGTAGGGGTAATCAAATCCATGCCGTAGGACTTTTTCATATACTCGGCCTGTTTCGGCTCGATGGCTTTACCAGCGGCGGTATAGATGGTGTCCTCGAAGGGCTTCTCATAGGTCTTGGTAATAGCGCACCACATTTCAAAAGGGGTAGACCAAGGGTTCAGACCGAGAATGGTGGCGAAGCGTGTGCCGGTCACTTTCTTGGTACGCTTCGGCGGTGTAATCTGAATCTGGTTAGAGTCAAGCCATTTCATCATTCGTTACTCCCTTCCAGCATGGTGGTGATTTTGGTGATAAGGGTCTCGCAATCAGATTTGCTGATTTCCGTAAAGCCCTTGGTCTGCACCGCAATCTGAGCGATCATTTCCTCCTTGGTGGGATCAGCGTCCTTGAGCTTCTTCAAGACGCTCTTGAGACCCTTAATCTGCAAGGCAGTGGCGTTGTCTGCCGGGGCGGTCAGTTCCGCTTTCACTTCCTGTCTCTGTTGGGGAGTGGCGGGGGCTTTCGGAGCAGTATCAGCGGTGGGAGCAGACACAGGCTTGCCCACATTTGCGTCAAAACTGTCGCTCTCACAGATGTCAAGAGCAATCATATACAGGTAACGGCGCATATAGGTGATAGACGAGCCAAGGGCTTGCATTTCGTTGGTAGCCTGTTTCCCGGTGTTGCTCACGATGGGAGCGATCTGGTTGAAGGGAGCTCCAAACCTAATGCTTTCCTCCCAAGGATTGTCGGTGTTCACGATTGTCATGGTGGCAATGTCAGAGGTGAAGTTTACGATAGGAATCAGGCCGACCTCGCCAAAAATTCGGGTCGCAGTGGGGACAATATCGTCCAGTTCAAAGTACTTGAAGGACAGGTGCATATTTTTGCCTGTCTTCTGCACATCCGCTTCGAGGAACTTCGCTCTTGCGGTGAGCAATTTCTGATATACATTCATTGCAACGGTTTCGGTTTTCTTAGCTGTAGTAGCCATCTTTTTGCGTCCTCCTTTTTTCTTTTCGGGTTTTATGCCTAAAAAGTCATTGACCCGTTTCTTTGCCATTTCGATGTAAAAGGTCTTGTCCACATCGGCTATAGTCAGGTGATTGTCGTTGTCGATGATACAGCGGTCAGGAAGCATTTCGATCTTCGCCGTTGAATCGTTCTCAGCCTTAATCTTGAACAGCTTCCCGTAACGCTCGTCAGCCGTAGCATAGACCCGGTTCACCTTCTGTACCGGGACTTGCTCGCCATCGACAAGGTGATATGCTTCACGATACTTCACACCAGCTTTTGCAATAATCTGGAACTGGAAAATATCGTCACAGCAGTTGATGGTGTCCTCCACTGGTGTACCGTTGACAAAATACTCCCGGAGGGCGGTTGCCACGATACAGCAGGAATTGTTGATTTTCCATGCGCCCACATTGGAGATACCTTTGACAAGATAGCCGCCTTTTTCCTTGACCTCTCCGCTTGGCTGAACTTCGATGTAGTTGTTTACATCTTTCTGCGCAATCTTCACAACGGAATCTTCTTCCAGCTCAAATCCTGTCCGCTGTTGCCATTCGTCACAGATTTCGTCCAGCTTTCTAAGGTCTGTCCGGTCGCACTCGACCATGATACCGTCTGTATTGAGCTGAACTATTTTCAGCCCCGGAATGTCGGCGTAGAGGTGTTCAGCCAATTCCAGCAGGAACAACTGCCCGGTGATACACACAGAGCGTCCCATCAGAGGGTCAAACAGGTCGTTGTACTTGTTCAGTAGTGCGCCATAGGTTGTGTTCACAACCAGCTTGAGCGCATTGGCAGTGGCTTTATCACCGCTTGCTTTGGCATTCATTCTGGTTTCCAGCACATCTTCAAAGACCTGCGCCGAAGGAATATTGCGGGAGGTGTAGCCGCACAGTGTCATGAGGTGGGGATAGTAGCTCGCCACATCTTTGTTGCGGATAACCCGGTCTGCGGTTTCCTCGAAAAAGTAGTTGGGAATGGCGGCATGAATCCCACCGTACCCCACAACGCCCGGACACTCCCCAATGGAAAAGGTCTGCTTGTCGCTGAACAGCTCCTTGTCGGAAATCTCAGGGTCATACATCTTGTCAAAGAAATCGAAGATTTCCTGCGGGATATACTCACGCTTGAGGTGATCGGGGTACACATATTTGCGTTCATCATCATGGGGTTGCTTCGTTGCTTTCAGCAGAGCCGCAGTCAGTTTCGCATTTGTCATACCCATCGCTTTCACATCGTCCAGACCTGCGAGCTTTCCGATATGGATTTTGTTCTTGAGGTAATCCTTCCGAAGCTCCACCAGCCGCTCTGTCGTGTCAACATCGTGCATACAGTACTTGGCAGTTTCTTTCAGCTCCGCTTCGGTCAATGCCCTGTCGATGTCAAAGGGTACGGTGGACTCCTCAACAGATAACCCCAAGTGTCCTTCGATAGCCTTTAGGGACAAGCCCATCTGCATATCGTCTTTGATGTCCACATTGTTGAAGCGGAAAAAGAAGTCTTTCAGAGGTGGGTATTCCCAGCCCTGACCGCCGCCGATAAGGTAATCGTTGACCTGTTTCACCTCCTGCGGGATAAACCCACAGCAGATTGCCTTGATGATGAACTGATCGTAGTGCTTGCTGTTAAATCCGACATAGATGTTGTCCTCTGTGATACACTGCTTCAACACCTCATTGTCGTTATGGACAACGGTGTATTTACCGCTTTCCATATCCTTGAGGACTACCAGCCAGTCTTCGCAAAAGACCTCTACATCGTAAACAATCAATCTCACTGTCTCACCTCCTATTCCACGAAATAGCAACCGTTCTTACGGTAGGTCGTACAACGCTTCTTGTAGGACTTTACAAGGTAAGCGATATTGTCAACAAAATCATAGGCAATGGGGTCTGACTTGCCCTCGCAGACACGAGCGATTCTGCCAATGCTCTGTGTCACCACCGCATAATCCTTTTGAGGTGTAGTGAGGAACAGCCGCTCTAAGCAAGGTATATCCAGACCTTCTTTTGCCAGTGAGTAGGTAGCGAACAGGTACTTTTTCTTTCCTACCCGCATATCCTCAATGGCTTTTTCCCGTTCGGCCTTGCCCTTTTTCGTTGTCATTTTTCCACTCACCATCACTGCGTCCCGTCTCATGTGCGCCGGGAGCCAGCTCATAAGGTGCTCTAAGTGACTGAGCCTGTCAGAGAGAATTAGGCAACTCTTACCCTCGTTGAGCTTGATTGCGTTGATGATAATTTCTTCCCGGCAAAGATTTTCGGTGAGGTAAGTAATCAGCTTCGAGTAGTTCAGCGTACCGTCAGTATTCAGACACGCTCGTCCAAGCTCCACTCCTGTTGAGACAGGGAGAATACCGACTTTCATGATCTTGTCACCAACGGCTTCGTCAGGAACGGTGTAGATCACATGACCGAGAAGTGCGTAGGTGGCTTCAATCATACCGTCTGACCTGTGTACGGTAGCTGAGAGACCGATTTTATGTCGAGCCGCTAAACTGTTCAAAACCTTGTAAAACTGCGTCATGGCGGTGGGTGTCCCGGAACAGCGGTGGCACTCGTCCACAATGATGGTGTCCCACAGGTCTTTATACTGGGAGAGGTCGAGCTTGCACATGGTCTGAATGGTAGCGAATGTGATACCGCTTCCAATGTTGACCTTGCCCTCGGTGATTGTGCCAATCAGCCGTTTGTCCATGTATCGCTCCGCTCGTTCCTTGCTCTGTCTGAGCAGGTCAAGCGTATGGGTTAGCCAGAGGGCTTTCTTTTCAAATCGCTTTACAAGAGCTATCCCCATTTGCGTTTTACCGCTACCTGCGGGGCTTTGCAGAATACCGTACTGTCCGGCCGCCACAGCGTCCACAGCGGCCTTTTGGTAGTCATACAGGGGAATATCTACCCCTCCATACAAAACCCTCTCAGGGGATTGGAAATCGCCCACAAACAGGGCATTTTCCTTCACAGAATCAGGTAGTGTCCTCAGCGTCCCAAAAGGCAGGATAAGAGTGTTTCCTCTCTGCTCATACAGGCTGAGAACCTTTGGGGTGTTACCGAGCCACAGATTCATGCGAGCTTTTTTCTGAAAATCTGGATTCGGAATCGTCAAGTGCTTTTTGCACCACATCTGCATTTCTGCCGATGGGTTTTCGATTGTGAGTGTGTTGGAAACGGTGATAATCATGCGAACACCACCCACGCTTCCAGAGCGCACCCGTAAAAGCACATTTCGTCAAAGTTTATACTCGATTGGGTCTTGGAAAGGCGTTTCAGCGTTTCATAATCAAGCATGAGAACATGGTCTAAATACAGGAGAGCGAACCAACCCTTATCATTTCCGCTGTTCTGCCATGCTTCCATAGCAGTGTGCTGATTGTCCTCAATTCTGGAAAATGTGAATCTTCCTCTCGAACACACCTTACAGTCAATGAGATATGCTTTGCCATTTCTAACCGCAATCACATCTGCCGGTTGACCTGCCTGATTCTGAGCGAGGTTGTGACACCAGAAGCCTTGTTCAAAGAGGATTTCACAGAAAGCAGACTCAAAATCGTTGCCGAGCTTTTTATTCGTCATACTCCTCGTCCTCCTATCACGATTGCTTTCTCATATCCTGACTGCGTAGACGAATGATATAAATGCAGTTACCCACTCGGTAAGCGTCATACATTTTGGAGTTTTTCTCATTCCATTTGCGCTTGTGGGAAGAAACCGTGGAAAGTTTGGTTTTGGCTTCTTTATCGGTGTCATACTCAAAGCACATATTCTTGACATTTCCGCTGGTCAGGAAATCTTCAATGGCTTTGACTTCCTCACTCTTGGCTCCACCGTTGAAACATTTCTTGGGCGGGGCTTGAACATTGTATTTGATTTCCATTACATTACCTCCTCTTAAAAAATCTCCGAAGCCGCTATTGTGTCGATATACAGCAAATCATCTGTTCCGGGAATAGATTCATATAAGCTAACAATCTTAGGTTCATTAGCCCTTTTGTGCCATTCATTTCCGATGGCTGATTTCATAGCATTACAGGCCACAGTGACGAACTTCACTTTTTGCAAATCGGGGAGGGCAAACCACTGTTTTACACTTGTCAGATAGCGTAAAATCACTACATCGAACCATTCCTCCCGGTCAAGTCCCCGCCGATCCAAGTACCACCAGACAATGTAAAGATTATCTTCGGCAAATTGCGCTTCTTTTGCAGTCAGAGGGCGTTCGTAGAATGATTTTGGCAATCGCACCCTTTCGCCCGATTTCACTTGCCCCCCCCTGATAGCCATAGAAGTATCTTTAAGCTCCATCGTGCTTGGCATTGCGTGACACCTCCTCGTACTCTTGCATAAGCTCAAGAATCGTGGAGGAGTAATTTGTGTTGGTAACTCCGCTTTCCCAAGCCTTTTGCGCTCCATAATCGCCCATGTTGTACGCCATCAGAGCCTTGCCATAATCACCATATTTTTCGATGTAACCGCCAATAATCGTGATACCGCAAAAAGCGTTCTGATAAGGGTTGAGGAAGTCTGCGGTTCGGTATTGCTCCTCAAGCCAGCCATGGTTTACAGCGTTGATCTGCATGAGACCGTAATCGTTTGTGGAACTGACAACTTCCGGGTTGAAGCCGCTCTCATGCTCAATCATGGCAAGAGCCAGCGTTACCGGGACGCTTTTCTCTGCGCAAATTTCGTAAATGTATCTCTGCAAAGAATCTGATAACGGAATGTCATACAGAAACACATCTGCGTTTTCGGGGAGCGCACCAGACTCATACACCGGGACTTCCACCTTCTCGGTGATTGTCACCGTTTTCTGCGGGGTGGTGAATTTCCCAACGGCAAAGCCCATTGCCATTCCTGCGACCGCCAACCCTACGAGAACACCATACAGGCGTATCAGGTTGCGTCTTGGTTTTCTTTTGCTTTCTCTACATTGCGTAGCCATTTTTGAAAATCCTCCTCATTTTTCGGGTCTTCGTAGAACTTCTGCAAAATACCCACCAGTGGTCTTGCGAGGTCTGTAATCTGTGAATCACTGAGATTCACATTCAGAGAGGATTTTGTCACATTCATCAAGAACCACCTTTGCCTTTGGGTAGGTGTAGACACCCCGGATAATGCTCGACATTTCGGGCGGCTGAACTGTGATACCTCGCTTACGCAGTTCGAGAATCAAATCCACCTGCTTGACACCGAGCTTCTTCATTCGTTCCTGAATGTGGCTCATATTTTTACCTCCTTTCGCAATTCAGAAAACAGGAATTACCTTGACAACAAAGCGAATTGATGTTATTATTCTTATAGGACTACTCAATCCTCGCTCCTCCTCGAAATTGCCACTTTCAAGGGGGTCGGTTTCTTATTGCCAATTCGTAAATCCCGAACTTCTTGGTCTTATTATAGTTCTTCTTTCACGAATTGTCAATAGATAAATTCAAAAAATCAGAATTAAAATTTGTGAAAGGAGAATCGTTATGTCTTTCAGAGAAAACATCAATCGAATTTGTATTCAGCGTGGGACAAATCTCACCGCTGTCGTGAAGCAGGTCAAAGGCTCATCCTCATTCACCAGTGCCATCAATAAGGGGTCGCTCCCGAAAGAAGATGAAATGGTGGAAATGGCAAAGATACTGCATTGTTCCGTCCTCGATTTCTTCATGGACGAAGAAGACCTTGCGCCGCAGAATGAGCCGCAAAACGAGGACGAGAAAGACATTCTCAGGGTCTATCGCTCGCTTTCCAGACGAACCAAGCATGAGTTCATGGCTATGGTGTACGAATTTGAAAACCGAGAGGAATTAGAGGGGGATAAAGAATCTTCTACGCACAGCGAAGATAATCCCCATAGAATTGCTCAGGCATAAGAAGCACTTGGAGGTGATACTACGAAAGCGGTAATCTATGCCAGATATTCGAGCCATAACCAGAGAGAGGAATCCATAGAGGGACAGCTCCGTGAGTGTCACGACTTTGCACTGAAAAATGGAATGACGATCATCGGTGAATATTGCGACAGAGCAATCTCAGGTAAAACCGATAATCGTCCAAACTTTCAAAGGCTCATAAAGGACAGTGAAAAGGGGCAATTTGAAGCGGTGATAATGTACACCCTTGACCGCTTTGCCCGAAACCGATATGATTCAGCTATTTACAAAGCAAAGCTGAAAAAGAATGGCGTGAAAGTCTATTACGCCAAACAGCCCATGCCTGATACCCCGGAAGGGATTATCCTGGAATCAGTGCTGGAAGGGTACGCAGAATACTATTCAGAGAACCTGTCCCGGAACATCAAGCGAGGATTAAAAGAAAATGCCCTACAGTGCCTTGCCGTAGGAGGGGCAGGTATGCCCTTGGGCTACACTGTAGGGGAAGATAGAAAGTATAAAATCGACCCCGTTGGGGCGAAAATTGTACAAGAAATCTTTCAGATGTATGCAGATGGTATGTCGGCAACTCAGATTATCAACGAGTGCAACAGACGAGGGTATAAAACCTCACGAGGGAACGCCTTTAACAAAAACAGTCTGCGCACAATGCTGAAAAACGACAGGTATATCGGGGTCTACCGTTTCGCAGATGTTGTGGTAGAGGACGGTGTGCCGCCTATCATAAGCCGGGAGTTATTTGAGAAAGTCCAAGCCACTCTCAGGCACAACTATTCGGCTCGTGCGAGGAATAAGGCTAAAGACGATTATCTTCTCACCACAAAATTGTTCTGCGGTCATTGCGGCTCCTCCATGGTCGGAGAAAGCGGCACTTCCAGATCGGGCAAGCTCCACCACTACTACAAGTGCATTGACCGTAAGCGAAATCACAAGTGCAAAAAGGCGGTGGAGAAAAAGGATTGGATAGAGGAGCTGGTGGTGCGGTTCACCGTTCAAAATGTATTGAATGATGAAACCATAGAGCGTATTGCCAGAAAGACCATGGAGATTATCGAAAAGGAGTCGGCTGACACCTCTTACCTCAACGGACTTCAAAACGAGCTGAAAGACATTAAGAAGAAAATAAAAAACCTCATGAACGCCATCGAACAGGGGATAATCACACCCACCACCAAGGAACGAATGGACGAGCTGGAAGCTGAGAAGAACGACTTGGAGGGGAAGATTGCTCGTGAGGAAATGAAAAAACCACTCCTGACGAAAGAGCGCATAATGCACTGGCTCAATTCGTTCAAGAGTGGTAATGTGAATGATATTGAGTACAGACGCAGAGTGATAGACACACTGGTGAACTCCGTATATATCTATGACGATGGGGATAAGGGGAGAAGAATCGTATTTACCTTCAATATGTCAGGACAGAATACAGCTACACTTTCGTGTTCGGATATAGCGTGTGTGGCTCCACCAAAAGGTGCAAATCCGAACACACTGTTTTTCGTAAAACACTGTTTCGGGTTTGTTATGGACATAGAGGAGGTA